CAAATCCAACGAATATCAACCCTTTTTGACAAACACGATTTACGTATGAAACGCAAGTTCGTTTTGAATAAACTAGCGGTTGATTTATATCAACAAGAAATGCTTCCCGCGATTGTTTTCGTTTTTTCAAGGAAAAGCGTCGAACAATCGGCGAAAGATATTACCTCGAATGTTCTCGAATTCGATAGTAAAGTCCCCTATATTATCAAAAACGAATGTGAACAAATTATTCGCCGATTCCCTAATTATCGCGAATATCTCGAACTACCGGAATATAATGAACTCGTATCCCTATTGGAAAAGGGCGTGGGAATTCATCATTCTGGAATGATTCCGGTTCTCCGTGAAATCGTTGAATTGATGATTTCTAAAAAATATGTGAAACTCCTTTTTGCCACAGAATCTTTCGCTATAGGTCTCGATTGCCCCATTAAAACCGCTGTCTTCTCAGCCCTTCGTAAATTCGACGGAACACAAAACCGTTTTCTTTTACCACACGAATATACACAAATGGCGGGCAGAGCAGGAAGACGCGGGATTGACACGGTAGGCCACGTTATTCATTGTAATAATCTTTTCGACCTCCCCTCTCTACCCGAATACAGACAGATATTGAACGGTAAACCGCAAAAACTCGTTTCTAAATTCAAAATCTCCTATTCTTTGGTTCTCAGTTTATTAGTCCAACAAGAATCCAGAATCCCCGAATTCGTCCAGAAATCGATGCTTCAAAAAGAATTGGATAAAACCCTCGGCGGATTATTAGCTGAACAACAATCCAAATATCATCTTTATGACAAACGCAAGGAGGCCCTTCAGCTGAATCGAACCCCAGAAACCATTTGTTTAGAAGTTCTCAAAATAGAAGAGAATCTTTCCTTATATCCAGCAAAAAAACAGAAAGAGGTCCGCAGACAAATAGAAGCATATGAATATGAATATAAGACATTCAAACCGGATTTAGACCGCTGGAAAGAAATTCAAACACTCGAAAAAGAAATCAAAAAGGGGGAACAAACACTCGAATATACACGCGGATATACAGACCATCATATATTACTTCTTTGTGACATTCTACGGGAGGCTGATTTCATACATCCTATAGACGAATCTAACTCTGTAAATCAATTTACAGAATTCGGTCAAATGGCCAGTTATATTCGCGAAATCCATCCTCTTTTGGGTGTAGATATTATACGATTTACAGAATTTCGCACATATTCCCCTACAAATCAGGCCATCTTTCTCTCTATTTTTACGGATATTAAAACATCAGAAGAAACCAGGATAGTGAGACCATCTTCCAAAGAAATCCCAAATGTCATAAAGGATATATTGAAGATGGAAACACGCGCGGAATATTATTCGCGCAAAGAAACCGAAGTAGGTTTGTCCGTTGCCCCCGTTGAATTCACTTATGATTTGGTTCCTTTATTGAGTGAATGGTGCCAAGCAACCGATGAATTGGCGTGTAAAATGTTTATTCAAGGGCCATTGGCCGAAGCAGAAATTTCCGTAGGCGATTTTACAAAAGCGCTTTTGAAAATTGTCGTGATTGTCAAAGAGTTCATACCGATTGCTGAAAATGCGAATGATTTAACCTTTTTGACGAATTTGAAAGGGGTAGAGCATATTTTATTGAAATATGTGGCAACCAACCAGAGTTTATATGTATAAAACATCTATAGAATCTGTCATAAAGGAAATATATATTCATCCAGGGGCGATGAATATATAATGAAAAATCATCAACGCAAATCGAGATGAGGACAAGAAACCGAAGTATCGCCCAAATGCCGTTTTAGACACCGACACGTTAAAGGGAGGGATTCTAAGGGTTCATCAAAATATCGAATAAATTGGGAAACACCTCCTACATTATCAATATTGATATGGTCGGCATATTGGTCTTTAGTCAGCACGGGGTCGCGTATAATAAGACTAAAATCCAACACACAAATACGAATACCATCAATATGAATAATATTATTTGTAAACGTCTTATTATCCACTCGATATATTTCCTTTGTGATAGAATGCGGGGTGGCGATTATATAATTCATTAGAGTGACTTGGTCACTATATGTGTCATAGGTTTTATTTTTCATTCGTTTCAATAGTTTCATCAAAAAGGCGATGGCTGAGGGTTTCAAAATATAAACCCCAGAACAAATACCGAACCCTAATTGGCTACTACATTCTTTCGGGAATGCTTCTTCTCCGCCGATTTCTTGTGAAAAAATAAGGTCGTATTCTAATTCGACGAGGGGCGTAATATCTTTTCGAAGAATGACATCTATATCTATATGAACGACTGGCTCTTTTGTTTTGATAAGAATATTCAAATTTTTATTTAATCGGAGAACATCCCACCAAGCATATCCAACGGGGGTTATACTTTTCGGTATAGATTCAAAAACTTCTATTTGAGAACAAAATGTTTCCACTTTTTTTTTCCAATAGGGTAAAATGGGCATATATTTTGACCCTATACAAACAGTTGTAATTGTATACATTTTTATATTTAGATAGAATCCTCTAAGACGTTTTCTAGAGAATGTAAAGGATTTCTTTGAATACCCGTTTCTTGAATGGTGAGAACCCGGACATCTATATTACGATTACGATAAGCATAATATATTCTTATTATCAAAGCCATAGAATCCAAACAAAAAAGCGGAATATAATTGACGAGTAATGCCTGATTATTGATAGAAATCGAATAACTTAGACTGAAACAAGTTCCTGAAAGGAGAACTACTTTATAAACCTTTTCACCTTTCAATTGCCGATTATATAACCCTGAAATCGCATTTGGCGATTTCTCGGGTATAAAAGGCAATTTATCGGTGAAAAGTAACAGTTACCTAATAACATTCAAAGATACCGACCCTTTGGGTCGGTATTTGAAATGTTAAAAGGTGTCCAATACATTATACATATTCGCGTTTTTGTTTACATAGTTGGCATAGAAATCGGGGGCATAACATAACAAATAGAGAACTGTTGCTATCTTCATAAGATAATCATTCGACATTTTTTATATAAACTATAATACATCTTTTATTCATTTTTACACGAAATATCGTTATATATTTGATAAAATTGAATTCTTCTTTATGACAAATACAAAATCCATATTAGAATGACCGATATTTATGATTTTGAACAAAGGTTAGGAGAACGCCCTGAATGTAGGAACGGCGAATATTGTCTATCTGCTGTATTTAATGAATCCGATAAATTGATTATTGATTATCGGGTTCATCCTAATATCTTTTTCAATTATCCTTATTGGGAAGTAGTGGATTTTGCCAAGACATCCAATCCTGAAATAGAGAATTATTTTTCGAACCATTTAGAAATCGTTCAGGTCATTTTTGAACGTAACGTTTATACGGCTGTCATAAAGACATATTGGTTACGCGAATTTCAACGGGTTTGGAAACGGTATTATGATACTAAACGGACATGGAGGACGAATTAACCCTTTACAGCGAAGCGGTTTCACTTCGTAGCAACAATAATCTATGGTCTTATTTTCATGGTTGAAAAAATTGAATGAAAATGCCATATTATTTTTATGGATACAAAATGGAAAATACAGCGGTTTCAAAGAGAATAGATAGAGAACAAATGGTTCTCTATCAAGAACAACGAGCGCGAAATAAATCACAGCGTATGAAAAACGAATATATAAAATTACAGATGATGGAATTTTATATGACAAATAGAGGATTGACTTATGATGAAATTTTAATGTGTATTATGGATGCCGCTTTCGACGCAGGAACTGCTTCTCTTTTAACTGTGACAATTATTCACGGGATAGACCGTCTAGACAAATATTTGCGTAATAAAGCAGGGCAAGTTGCCAACGCCGTCGTAGAAGGCGCACAAATTGTAGGGGAAACAGTCGTTGATGCTGCTGAAACGGTTCGTGATAATTCGGCTATTGTAGACGAAGGCGCAACTTTGATAACAAATATTGTATCTACTGGGGATTGGGTGATTGGAGGTATATTTGGAGGCATCAATTATATATTCGATTATGGTGGTAAAGCACAATCCGGGGAAATTTCCTGTCCGTTTTGTGAAGAAGAATTGACTATACTAAAGAATCATTCGATAACTCCTACAAATGATACGAATCATATAACAAATCATATAACAAATCATACAAAAAAAATATTTCATGATATAAACTTGTCGTTTTATCAATTATTATATAATGAAATTACTTCTATCCCAGGATTAGTTCTTTGCGTTATATTTCTATGGAAGTTGAAAATATATTATGTGAGAGAAAGAGAAAAAAAAGAAAGATTGAGAACATCGGTTGTATTTACTCAAGGATTTCCTGTTCCAACGGACGCTTCTCCAAAAACGAAAGAAACATTTTTACAACAATTCTTTCATTCTTTATAGCACTTTCCCTTATTTATCAAATGTCAATAAATACAAAAATTGGTTGATGTCCGCCAATATTTCATCACGGATATTCAATAAATCAGAATCTTTACGTTCATCAAAATATCTGTTTAAATCCATTAGAAATCCGCGATATTCGAAAATACGCGCCTGGAATTCTTTTGTTGTATGGGCATCCATTAAATCAATCTGTTTTTCGAGAAGAGAAATACGACTTTGGTCTTTTCCCAAGAGAACTTCGATAAATTTGTCGACGTGTTCGTTCATTTGGCTATATAACTCGTCGGTTGCTTTGTGTTGTGAGAACGACTTCGTTTTCCAGTGATATAATTTTATGACATTCAACATTTCTAAAAATACGCGAACCAAATGCGATTTTTTTCCATTATCGATTCCGGTGGAAGACCTTTTCGCTTGGGTTCTCCGTGTTTTACTTTTCACTCCTCCTCGTCTACCTTTTCTCGTTTGTTTTCGAACAGGCATATATATTATCAATATAATTTATCGGAGGCAAGGTGTAAAAACCTTATTATATATATTCACATATGACGGCACATCCAGAAGCATCCAATAGAAACGGACCCGCGCATCCATATACAAGTTTATCCGCAACCACTTTCTCACATTCTTCCTTTGAGGCGTGTGGATGAATTTGTTCTCCATTCGATTTATAGATTGCGTGCCTAAATATACGACAATTGATTTGTTCTATGATAATGAATTCGAAACAATGGGGACATTTTACACCTTTGCACATTCTAAATGCCGACCTAAAGGTCGGTATCTGTGAATGCGCTTAGGTAACTGTTACTTTTCACCGATAAAACGCCTTTATATATAAATAATTCTGCCTCAATGGCAGAATTATCATATATATAATCGGCATTTAAAGGTGAAAAGGTTTACAATAAATGGAATTGTTGATTCTGGGTTCTCCATTTTTTCCATTTTCTATATTGTCATAAAGAAAAAATTGAAATACTTTTTATATATGAATGGATTGGCACACCTCCCCCGACAATATGACAAACAACATTACCTCTGTTACCCAGATTCAAGAAGAGAGAAAGATTGCTATCAAGGCACGTAAGGCCCAAAAGATAGCCGAAAGGGCTAATCGCACACCTTCGAACAGAATGGGCAAGAACGAAAAGAAGCAAACGGCAAGGACGGCATTTGTTCTCCAATTTCCTGATATGGAACAAGATAATTTCATAGAGGAAAAGGAGTGGCGAGTTTCTACTAAAGAACACATCGTGTTTAAGCGCCCAAAGCGCAAGCCAGGACACCGTTAAACCTGATGATGAATAATTCAAAATGACCTCATATACGCACAATTATATATAATTTCTAACTTGTTGTTCTAGCAGGTTTTTTTTCGGGATATGCCCCCCCCCTACATCTATCTAGGCATTTTTTCCCCAAAATCGTCCCCCATCGTAGGGGGACTCGCAAAATCGACTGACATTTTTCCTTTATGACAATACCATATAACCCATCGCGATGATACTTACCCGTTATTTATACGAAAAAACTCTTGTCGAAGCAAGTCTTCGAACCGCCATTCTTACACGCCGGTCCTATGATGAAGCCTGTTTCTGGGCATACGAACTCTATTTCTCCGGATTCGAAAAAGATGTTCTCACACTCCTGATAAAAATATATTTAGACCTTTTCAAAGAGAACCATCCCAATCTTGGGATTTATATAAGAAAAAAATCCGCCGAACTCAACGGCAAACCAGAATTAATAGCCACCATAATAAAAAACTTGACGATGAAATCACCAAACAATAAAGAAGCCTCTGGCGTCAAATTCGTAAATGTCAAACCTTATCATATTATTCCCTTTATGACAAAAATAACGAAAGGCCCGAATTGGAAGTTCTTACGCGAAGTCTGTTTATATGGTGTTTTAGGAACTTCATCTATGGATATAAATGAATGGCGCGAAAATTGGATGGTTCACGCGGTGGGTTCTCCGGTTTGGTCAAAAAGAATGATTGAATATGGGGGTTACACAAAGGGTTTGAAGATTGTGTTTGAGAACCCAGAACAGGAAGAAGAATTCCGGGATAAATATGATTACGAACCGGACGAACAACCCGCCGAAATTCGGGTGAAATGTATTGGTCAATAATATGTAGGTATAACATATATGGCGTTAACTATAGATAATTTATTAGCAAAAATTTTATATGGTGAAACACGTAATGAAAAATCGTTGAATGGACCAGAAGAAAAAAAATCGTTATATGATTATTGGAATAGTAACCAATCATTTAAAACGTTGTTGGATGAATCAGCTAAAATGTCTGGTAGACAGGAACCATCGAAGGTTGATATAAAGAATATTGACCTGTTTGTTTTACAATCATTAATACCACGAATAACTTACCTTTTTTCTGTGCGTGATACAGACCCATCTAAAAAAAGATTAATGAAGTTGATGAACACAGTCCCAAAAGCCGTTAAAGCCGCAGCAAGAAATCAAGAAGTCGCCATACAACATCAACCGGTTATCGAATCATCTCCAGGTTTTTTGGAAAGACAATGGAAAAAAATGACGAGTTTATTTCATAAATCTAGTGATAATATTGAAATTTTAATTGATACATTTCATCCTAGGAGAGGAGAAGTAAACAGTATACAAGAATTCGCAAAAGACTTATTAAAATTATTATTATATATTATTGAATTATTTGTTGATATTATTGAATTATTAGGATTAATTACTGGAACAGAACGAGAAGAATTTCATACAAATACATATAAAGAAAAATTTAAACTAATGATGACAATTATAGGGAGAACCATTATTAAAATATGTAAAATAATATGGAATCTGCCGGGCGGGCGATTATTTTTTTTAATAATGATTGTATTATTTTTTAATACTATTCCTGGTCGATTTATATTAGGTATTATTAAAATAGGCCTTCATTTGTGTTTTAAATATATTTTAGGGGTAGATATAACAGAACTAAGTGAGCAATTTCAAGAGTTATTACAAGATGTTAAAGATTATATGTATGATACAGCTAGAGATATTATAATACATTTATGTAAATGGTTTGGTCGAGAGTTCGGTGAGGATTGGGTTGCAGAACAAATTAACAAAGGATTACAACCTGCACAAGAACGTATTATTGAAACATTTCAAACAAGTTTAACAGAAGCTGCCCAAGAACTTAAAGACGCATCTATTATGCAAACAGGAGAAGTGGTTGCTGCTATTGAACAAGGCACAGTTGAAACCACACGCACTATTTTACCTCAAATTTTAAAGAATAGACTACAGCAAGCAGTTTTAGCCGGTGGTGCTATTACAGCTTCAAAAGCTGTCGGTAATTTACTTGAAGGAATGCAAACCGTAGAATCTATACCAGAGTTGAAAGAAGAGTTAATTAGAGCTAATAGTTTACTAGACGATATATTAGTAGGCTTAAAAGTCGATACACTACAGCAAATACAAAACTCAAGAGAATTAACTCCGGAACAAATAGAAGAAATAGCAACCGCTACAGTTGAAAAATTACAATTGTCTGCTGCTGACCAAGGAGTTATCACTAAAACATTAAACGCATTTCAACAAGTATTAACAAATTCTGGGGCTCAAGCTTTGATGGCATTACCACAAATACAACAACTTATTCATCCAACTAGACAAAGACTACTAACAAACTATGGTGGTAAAAAAACCCGTAGAAAACGCACAAAGCGTAATAAAACAAATAAAAGAAATAAAAATAAAAAACAGAACAAATAAAACCTAATAAATCCATTTCATATATACATATCAAATGGAGAACCCAGATTTCACTATAATAACTGCGTGGTATGATGTCCGTGAAAAAGAGAACCATCCCCTTAAAGACAAAACGACCGACGACCATTTTTGTTCGATGGCCACTTATTTTAAATCCTCCCAACCCTTTTTCACCAAACCTTTCCCTATGGTCATTTTCACCGAACCCAGATTCGAAACCCTCATCAAAGAAGCCAGACCCCGAGAACTCCACCAAATAACCCGATTCATTTTCAAAAACTATGATGAACTACCATATTACAACCTTTATGACAAATTCCAAGAGAACCATCATAAACACGAAGTGAAAAATCTGGATAAAACCAAATTCACACCCCTTTATAAATTCATCGTGAATCAAAAACCGCATTTCGTGAAAGAAGTCGCACAAATGAACCCTTTCAATACATCCAGATTCGCCTGGATGGACCTCCGTTTACATTCTGTTTATGATATGTCCGTCGAACATACTATAGAAGCCATTCAAACGATACCGTCTAATAAAGTCAAAATAATGTTCCAGAGTTATCTTCATCCTAGCGATATTTGGGACCGATTCGATTTTTATTCGTGGACACGCGGAAAAGTAGCCGCTGGATTTTTCGGAGGAGAAGCGAAACCACTCATCGAATTTGCCGAACTTTGTCAAAAAGAATTATATGAAGCAGTCAAAGCTCAAATGGCCCCCACCGATGAAATGATATTTGCCTTTGTGACAGCTCATAATAATCATTTGTTTCAACCTTATGTAGGAGAATATTGCGATGTTTTGCGGAATCTTCTAATGACCCAGAATTCGGGGCATTTGGTTCTCCCCTTTTTTTATGCTGCGAATGGTCGCGGGAATTGGCCTTTCGTAGCCGATTTAGCAGAGAACATGTTACGAGGTATTTCAGCATGCCGATTTGGTATAAGTCCCGGCGAATTATATACGGTTATTCGTTGCGGATTTTTGGCGTTTCATCGATTGAACGAACCAGAAGGTTCTCAAAGATTATTTACAATATTCCAACAATTTTGCGAAAGCCATCCAAATTTTCCTTATAATGAAACCCGTGAAGAAATTTTTAAAATCGCCCAAGAATTAGGATTGTCATAAAGGGTTATATATTTTGTCATAAAGGAATAATATTATTACCTTTATGACAAGTTCTCCGTTGGGTTTATATTTGCCAATATTATTACCTTTATGACAAGTTCTCCGTTGGGTTTATATAGACTCCGTAGCTGTGGGTTCTGTTAAATCCAACGTTCTCGTCGGGATTTTTTTCGTCGTATGAAATTGGAAATAATATCGGGCCAAATCGCTGGTATGTGCCATCAAATTACCAAAGGTTTGGTATTGTAAATAGGCGACTCTCGTATCTGCTGTAGAGAACCGGATGGAATACCACCACCAAGCAGGGATATATAGAACAAACCCTGCGACCACATCGAAAGAAAGCCATTTTATGGAAGATGTTGCTGTCACCGTGGCTGTTGAATCAAATGGGTTTTCCGTCGAATAAAAATCGTAATTATCATAATTCGAATGTACGTCTAAATATTTTCGACTACGCCAAGGTGTCATTTTTACATTTATTCTACCCTGGGTGACATATAAAAACACCCGGTCATTCATATGATATTGTAAGAAGGTATGAGAACTGACGGCACCCATCCAAATAGAATATTTCGAATAGGCGCAAAATTTGGGCATCATA